AAAGAAGAGTTTTATTCTGAGTTTGGTGAAGGTTCCACATTTCCACAAGTTCTTTGTGATGATGAGAAACTTGGTGGATGTACTGATACTGTTAAGTTTTTAAAAGAGAAGCAAGTTGTCTGATAAAAACCTAAATAACTATGAAAACCACGGTATAAATCGTGGAGTCGAACTCATTCTCACGGGAGGAAAGAGAAAAAAGACCTATCCATTTCATATTATTTTTGAAAAGATGATTTGTTTTCTGAATCGAGAAATCATCATTCATTTTCAATTTTCTTTTGAGTCAAGGAAACGCACTAAATTCCCGGAGAAAAAAAATGTTAGCAGTTAGTCTAGTCCTAGGTTCATTTCTAACCGTTTTGTTTCTAATAGTGGGCCTCATCGGCGGATGGGTTGCCAGAGAATATATGATGAACTATCGTGAAGTTCCAATGCCACATCCAGAAATGTTTGATTCGCAGGGAAATCTGATTCCTGATGAAGTCATTGCATTCCGTTTTGAGAGTGATTTTGGATACGACGACGATGATGATGAGGAATAATTTGTACATTTAATAAAAATTTTTTGATATGACTACAACAAAAACTAAAGCAACAACCAAAAAGGTAGAAACAGTATCGGAAGATCTTCCATCTAATCCCTTTTCTTTTGAAGTTTTGAATCTTGTATCCAAGCAACGATCAAATATAAAGAAGGTAGAACTACTTAAAAGATATGAGCATCCTTCTTTAAAGGCAATTTTTATTTGGAATTTTGATGAAACTATTACTTCTGTTCTTCCAGCAGGTGAAGTTCCTTATGCTGCCACAAGTGAGCAAAATTCTTTTAGTGGTACGCTGTCGGAAAAGATCAATGATGCCGTTGATAAGATGAGTGAACTTGGAACTAATTCATTAGGTTCTCAGGATCAAGGAAGATCTTCAATTCGTAAGGAATATGAAAAATTTTATAATTTCGTGAAGGGTGGTAATGATAGTCTGAGTTCTCTTCGTAGAGAAAGCATGTTTATCAACATTCTTCAAGGTCTTCATCCTTTAGAGGCAGAAATTCTGTGTCTTGTAAAGGATAAGAAACTTTCAACGAAATACAAGATTACAAAAGAAATTGTTTCTGAAGCATATCCCGATATTCAATGGGGAAATCGGGGATAAATTTAATTTTTAATTATGGGGTAATAAATTTGGAAAACAAAACTAAAGACGAAACAATGTCAGTAGAAAAAGAGAAACCACCAAGTAAAGATAATGTATCTGAAATTTGGTCAAGTAAAGAGCGAGAAACTTCCAAGTCTCGGTATGAGTGTGAAATTATACATGAAGGATGTACTAGGCAGGATGCAAAAAATAAGCAACTGCCGGTAGATTCATACTTAGTATCTTATTTAAATGATGATAAGTTGTGTTATGATATCATTAGGACAGGTAAAAGAGTCAATATCTTTGATATGTACTATGATAAATTCGGTGATTGTCTCAGATCGATTGAATGGACTGATGGTAGTGTAAATCCTAGACTTTGGGGATATAAACCACCTCAGCCTAAGAAGAGAAAGTGATTTTAAAGGTACTGGAAGATCTTTCCGGTACTTTTTTGTTTATAGGTAATTTTATAAATAACTAAAAAAAGAAAAAGATGAAATCTTTTAATCAGTTTCTAAATGAATGCTATTTGAGTGAAGAGGAGGTACAGGGTAGATTACTTACAAATAGAGGAACTGCTCAGAATCTTACAAATCCCAGAAGGACTCCATTTATTGGAACTGATCCTACACCAACACCAGCATCTAGAAGATTACCTGCTGGATCTCCTGAAGGACCAAGAACATCTCCTGGACAAATGGAGATTCCAGGACTAAAAACAACTAAAGTACCTGGATCTAAAGTGAGGGGGGGATCAACGGGTTCGACACCATCCTCATCACCTACAGAAGCATTACCTTCCGAAACAAAGGGTGCCCCATTAGCACGTCGTACTAGTCGTATTCCGGGTACACCAGATGCTATGGTGAGAGGAGCACAAGATGCTGCAAATAAACCTCCTGCCACACCTAAACCCCCTGCTTCTACACCTTCTCCAACTACTAATCCTTCTTCTTCTGCGGGAAAACCACCAGCACTTTCTTCAACAAATGCAAGAAGGGCATCTGCAGAAGCAAAGAAAGCAGCAGCAGCTGCTGGAAGTGGTCCAAGTGGAAAAGTAACACCAATGTCAGGTTCTTCCGGTGCATCTTCTGCCGCTAAACAACTAGAAAAATCTGCTGCGAAGGGAGCAGAAAAAGTGGCTGCCAAAACAGCAACAAAAACTGTAGGAAAAGGTATTCTTGGAAAAATTGCAGGACCTGCATCGGCAGCATTAGATACGGCACTTTCTACTGCTGACGAAAGATCAAAAGGATCTGGTTGGGCAAGATCACTCGCTAAAGGTGCTACAGTTGCTGCTGGAGGTTTATTAGGTGGAACTGCTGGTGCGATTGGTGGTGGTGGTGTTCTAAGTGCTGCCACAGGAACTGCTGGTGCTCTTGCTGGTGGAGCTGCAGCAGAAAAAGCATTTGATGTTGCCGCTGGCGCAAATGCAAAACAAAGAAAGCAAATTGCAACTGCCAATCGTAAAAGTCAATCGGGTGGAGCAATCAAAGGTATTGGTGGACCTACCAGTTTTGATACCAAAAAGAATACTATTACGAGTGGTGGAAAAACAGCACAGTTAGGTAAGACTTCTGTTGTTACTAATCCTAAAACTGGTAAGCAAGAAGTTGGCAATCTTGCATATAAGAATGGTCAAGCAGTTTACAAGAGATCAGATACTAAGAGTCTGGCGCAGACATCCTCCAATCCATTAGAAAGAATTGGTAGAACAATGTTTGCTGGTGCATATAAGAAATCTGATGCTGCGAATGCTGCCGCGAAACTTAATCAGGCACGACAGTCTGATTCTGCCCGCAATAAGGCACTCGGAGTGAAAATGCTTCCCGGCAAATAAGATATGTTACTGAGGAGGGTTGACACCCTCCTTTTTTTTATGTAAAATGTATCGAGAGTATTCAACTATCAAATGAATAAAGACAAACTAAAACTCCTTGTTCGTAATCTAGAACTTCTTGTAGATTCTTTGAAGGCGGAAGTTTATTCTGATGTTTCTTCATATCGATATGAAGAAATTGCACATAAGAACTTAGATTATGATGAAATTTTCGAGGATGATGATGACTGATAGGGCAAAAAAATTAATTAAATTATTGGAGAGATTGGTAAAACAAGAACACTTGTATTCTGATTCTCAACTCAAAGAAATGAAATCGCAACTGAGACTTGCCAAAGAAGAACTAACAAAACTTGAAGCACAAACATCAAAAGGATTTGGAAAAAAATGACTGTAAAATTGATTAGTATTACACCAGATGCAGAAAAAACAATGGCATTTATTGCAAGAGTTTCTAATCCTGCAAATCAGGATAACGAAAACTATTCCAAGTTGCTTGCTTATTGCATTAAGCATAATCATTGGTCTGTGTTTGAGCAGTCTTCTATGACTCTGGAGATTGAGACTACTCGTGGTATTGCAGCACAAATTCTACGTCACCGTAGTTTCACATTTCAAGAGTTCAGTCAACGCTATGCTGACACGAATTTGATTGCTGAGGATATTCCTCTACCAGAACTTCGTAGGCAGGACACAAAGAACCGTCAGAACTCCACAGATGACCTTCCAGTGGATCTTAAGATTGAACTATATGGAAAGATCCAAGATCACTTTGATGCTGCTCAAGACCTTTATAAGGAACTCTTAGAAGCAGATGTGGCAAAGGAATGTGCAAGGTTTGTATTGCCACTGGCAGTTCCTACAAAAATTTACATGACCGGTTCTTGCAGGTCTTGGATACATTATATCAATCTTAGAGAGAAAAATGGAACTCAAAAAGAACATATGATAATTGCAGAAGAATGTAAGAAGGTATTTACCGAACAGTTTCCATCAGTTTCTGAAGCTCTTGAGTGGATCTAAATAATCATATACATTATTTTGACAAATGGCAATTTATCCGATCAGGCATATAGAAACAGGTGAGACGAAAGTGATTGAAATGAGCGTTCATGATATCACGCAGTGGTATAACGACAATCCTGAATGGTCAAGAGATTGGAGTCAGGGATGTGCGACTCCAGGAGAGGTTGGAGATTGGCGAAATAAGTTGATCTCTAAGCATCCCTCATGGAATTCTGTTTTAGATAATGCAAGTAAAGCACCTAAATCCACAGTCAAAAAAATCTAACATGTCAAGAAGAAAAAGGGCTAATGATCAGCAATCTGGTGGAGATATTGCATCTCGTCAGACAAAACGAAAAAAAGCACTTGGAAATGACTATTTACTAGATATTGAACCAAAAACTGAGAATCAAGAAAAATTTTTTGATGCATATGCCGAAGGTAAGCATTTAGTTGCCTATGGATGTGCAGGAACCGGCAAAACTTTCATAACACTCTACAATGCTCTTCGTGAAGTTCTTGATGAAAGAACACCTTATGAAAAAATATATCTGGTTCGTTCTTTAGTTGCCACCAGAGAAATTGGTTTCCTTCCCGGTTCTTATGATGACAAATCTGACATTTATCAGATTCCTTATAAGAATATGGTGAAGTATATGTTTCAGATGCCTTCCGATGTTGATTTTGAGATGCTCTATGGCAATCTTAAATCTCAGGAAACTATTAAGTTCTGGAGCACCTCATTCTTAAGAGGCACCACACTTGATAACTCGATTGTGATTGTAGATGAATTTCAGAATTGTACGGCACATGAGTTGGATTCAATCATTACTCGTGTTGGTGAAAATTCCAAAATTATGTTTTGTGGAGATGCTACTCAGTCAGACCTACAGAAGACTAACGAACGCAATGGAATTATTGATTTCATAAGCATCTTGCGTAAAATGCCATCTATTGATATAATAGAGTTTGGTGTTGATGATATTGTTCGTTCTGGACTTGTCAAAGAATACATCATTGCGAAAATTGAAGCAGGATTTTAATGTTCAATCATGTTGATTTGACTCTCCCAAAACTTGAACGGGAGAATATAGATGGTGTTCGTTATTATAGAGTAGAAGATGGGGGCGAACTTTTGAAGTTGGTCTCCATCACTTCGGTGACTAGTCATTTCAATAAAGAAATTTTTGTGAAGTGGCGTAAAAAGGTTGGGGATGATGAGGCAGATCGTATCACCAAACTGGCAACAAGTCGTGGTACGGATATGCACACTCTTACTGAGTTTTTTCTAAAAAATCTTGATTTGCCTTCGGATACTCTTCCAATCTCAGAGTTTCTGTTTAATATTGCAAAATCAACTCTCAAGAATATAAATAATATCTATTCTCTTGAAGGTTCCCTATATAGTAAGCAATTAGGTATTGCTGGTACAGTTGATTGTATTGCCGAATATAATGGCGAATTAGCAATCATCGACTTCAAGACTTCCAAAAAACCAAAACCACGCGAGTGGATTGATCATTATTTTGTTCAGTGCTGTGCTTATGCGGCCATGCTTTATGAACTGACTGAGATACCAGTCAAAAAATTTGTTATCATCATGTCATGTGAAAATGGAGAATGTGTAGTTTATGAAGAATACGACAAAGCAAAGTACCTTAAATTGCTCGTCCAATATATTAGAAAATTTGTTGGAGATAAACTTGAGCATTATGGAACCAGATAAAGCACTAAGAAAAGATGGAAAATCTAATGTAAGAAATGATTCTTTTTACGAGTACTCTCCCAAGTATGAGGAAACCTTACAACAAGCAATAGAGGATAAGTTTCTGACTCCCTCTAAGTTTTCTATAGAGATAGAGAAGATTGTTGCAGAAGAAAATATGAACTATATTGATGCCATTTGTCATTATTGTGAACTTAATGGTATTGAAGTGGATTCTATTACTAAACTTATATCTAAACCACTTAAAGAGCGGTTGAAATATGATGCTATTAATTTAAATTTCATGAAGAAAACTTCGAGAGCAAAACTTCCCCTATGAGTCCTTTTGAGACCTATCAACATTATCTTTCTCTCAAAAGTCATTTCACGAATCCAAAATATGATTTCTTTAAGTATGGTGGAAAGTCCAGAGCAACTCTGACTTCTTTTAACAAACGCAAAGATAAATATTTTTTCGAGAAATCTTCAAGGAAATATTCTGATAAGGAAATTGTTGATTTTCTTGTATCAAATTTTGTTGCCACAGATAACCCACAAAACATATGGATTGGAGAAATCATAAATTCCGGAGAAAAAACATACGTCGAGTGGATGAAACGACAGCAGAGTTTGACTTACTTGTTCAAAGAACAATCGGAAGAATTGTTCTCGGAAATAAAATTAGAAGATGCATTCAATTGTTCGAAAGGTCATCCACCAATTCTAAAAAAGTTCCTGGGAGGGAAGATTGGTATTGAAACTCTGGTGATTTATGATATAATCTTTATGTTCGGGAATGTCTTTGATAAGAAACTTATAGATCCTGTTTGGGAAACCGTAGGTTTAAAAATCAAAAAATACAAACCATTTCTAAATATCGATATATTCCATTATAAAAAACTTTTACGGGAAATAGTCAATGAGTAAATTCTTTGATTCTGAATTAATTCAGGATGAACTTGAAGAAATCAATGATCTTCAAAAATCCATTTATGGAAGTATTTTGTCGTTTGGTACTATGACTCGTGAAGATAAACTGGAACATATTGAAAAACTTACACAGTTGCTAGAAAAGCAACGTGTAATGTATACACGTTTGTCCCTTTCAGATGACCCACAAGCGGTTGAAATGAAAGAAAATCTTCGCAAATCTGTGTCTCTCATGGGATTTCCTCCCGATACAGATATGAATTTGCTTTTTAATAGTATGAATAAAACAATAGAATCTCTCAAAAAGTTCATTGACAAGTAATACTATTTTTGTTATAATATCTAAGTAAATACAACAAATCCAATTTACACAACTAATCCAAATGTCTTTTTCTGATCTTAAGAAACAATCCAAACTCGGTTCCCTGACCGCAAAACTGGTCAAGGAAGTCGAAAAAATGAATAATACCACATCATCTGGTGATGATCGTCTATGGAAACTTGAATGTGATAAGAGTGGTAATGGTTATGCCGTCATTCGTTTCCTTCCTGCACCTAACGGCGAAGATCTGCCGTTTGTAAAACTGTATTCTCATGCCTTCCAAGGTTCTGGTGGTTGGTACATTGAAAACAGTTTAACCACTCTGAATCAGAAGGATCCAGTTTCGGAAATGAATTCTGAACTATGGAATAATGGTACAGATGCTGGTAAGGAAATTGCCCGTAAGCAGAAGCGTAAGCTAACTTATGTTGCTAACATCTACGTGGTCAAAGATCCTGCTAATCCTGATAATGAAGGTAAGGTCTTCCTTTATAAGTTCGGTAAGAAAATCTTTGATAAGATCACGGCAGCGATGCAACCAGAGTTTGAGGATGAGCAAGCAATTGATCCTTTTGATTTCTGGCAAGGTGCTAACTTCAAACTGAAGGCAAAGAATGTTGCCGGTTATCGTAACTATGATTCTTCAGAGTTTTCCTCACAGGGAGCTTTGTTGGATGATGATGATGCAATGGAAGCAATCTGGAAGAAGCAATATTCTCTTGCCGAACTTGTTGCCTCTGATCAGTTTAAGTCTTATGATGAACTGAAGAAGCGTCTTGATTATGTTCTTGGTAACAAGAGTACTCGTCGTCAAGACTCTGAGGTTGCTGATGAAGAGGAAACTTCACGAGGTTCGGAAAGTGATCTTGAAGAAGATCTTCGTACCCAGTTGAAGAATCTTGCTCCCACCAAGTCTTCTTCTTATGATGAAGAAGATGATGATACTCTAAGTTACTTCGCAAAGTTGGCAGAATAATGAAAATTGGGAGGGAAACCTCCCTTTTTTATGGCATTGTGACTCTAGTATTTTCGGTACGAATTAAAGTTTTATTGACATATTGTGAAGATTTGTCATAATACATAATTCTTCTCATATCATTCAGATACTGTTGGAGATATACCTTTTTTAAGATATAAATTGACCTTTTCTTATTATTTTT